ACACGGCGGTAGCGGCCCGGCTCGTCGCCGCGAGCAACCTGTCCGACCTGGCCAGCGCCCCGACGGCCCGGACCAACCTCGGGCTCGGTACGGCCGCCACGACCGCGTCGACCGCCTACGCCACCGCGGCCCAGGGGGCAAAGGCCGACTCGGCATTGCAACCGGCCGGGGACGGCTCGGGACTCACGGCCCTCAACGCCTCCGCCCTGGCGACGGGGACCGCCCCGACGGCCCGGCTCGGGTCCGGGACCGCCTCATCGACGACCTTCCTCCGCGGCGACAACACCTGGGCGACCCCGGCCGGGGGCAGCGCCAGCCCCGGGGGCTCGTCGGGCCAGGTCCAGATCAACAGTTCGGGGTCGTTCGGCAGCGTGCCGACCTCCTCTTACGACGCGACGAACAACACGCTCACCTTCCAGGCGTCCGGCCCGAACGAGACCAACCCGTTCCCGCCGATAGTCCAGACGGCAACCAGCGGCGGGACGCCCGGCGTGCAATTGCGGGGCGACGCCGTGGTGGCACCGAACCACCTCACCAACGGAAACGAAATCCTGTTTTCCGGCTCCGGGCTCCTGTGCAACTCCAGCCTCGGGGTCGGGTGGACCGCGGGGAGTCAGTGGACCGGGTCCATCGACACCTGCATCCAGCGGGTTTCGGCCGGGGTCATGATGGTCGGGTCCGGCGCGATCGGGACCTCGACGCGGGGCACGCTGTCGGCATTCGTCTCGCCCCCCACCAGCTCAGATTCGTCGGCCGCGAACAACAGCATCTATTTCAGCTCCGACGCCGGGAAGCTGGTGTACAAAGATTCGTCGGGATCGATCAACAACCTCTATTGAGCGTGGAGTCCATCATGTTCGCCACGTTCGACGGATTCACCTTCGATTCGCTCCCGTTCGACGCTTCGCCCTCGTCGCCCCCGCCGCCCGCGGCCGTCCGGTTCGAGGTCGACCTGCTGGCCTACCTCGGGCCCAAGCTCGACGCGACGGTCTATGTCGGTCACGTCCCCCAAGGGCGAAACCTCCCCGCGGTGACGTACACCCTCGTCGGCGAGGATTCGCGATCCACCCTCAAGTCGGCCGCGGGGCTCACGGCCCGGACGTATCAATTCTCGTTCTTCTCCCTGGACCAGTTCGAGGTGATCGACCTCGAGGCCGCGGCCAGGTCCGTCCTCCTCGGGTTCCGCGGCATGATGGGCACGACGCTGGTGACCTCCTGTCGCCTGCAAGACGCGATGGACATGCCCTACCAGGACAACGTGGACGCCTCCGACTTCGGCACCTATCAACGCATCGCCGAGTACCGAATCTTCCTGAAAGAATCCGTCCCCACCTTCTGAGGTAAACAATGGCCGTCTTGACTGGTCCCTACGCCGGAATCGGCATCACGCTCTCTTACAAGCTCTCCTCCGGGTCCTTCGTCCCGCTCGTCGAATTGAAGGACGATTGCGAGTTCGGCGGCTTCGACACCACCGTCATCCCCGTGCCGACCTTGGCAAGCACGACCCTGGCCAAGGTCCCGGGCCGGACGGATTACGGCGACTTCACCGGGTCGATGTACCTGATCAACTCCGACGCGGGCGTGGCCGAGATGATCACCTTGGCCGTCGCCAAGACCACGGTCCTCTGGCAAGTCCAGCTCCCGGACGGGACGAGCGGGACCACGGGCTCGACCTACGCCTTCGCCGGGTTCATCTCCAACCTCAAGCCCGGCAACTTCACGGGCGAGGACGCCGCGACGATGGATTTCACCGTCGCGATCTCCGGGGCCGTCACCGTCACCGCGGCCACCTAATCGGGAACGACCATGTCCAATCACAAGACGATGCGTCACTCGATCCTGGCCGCCCGCGACTATCGCATCAAGCCCGTCGAGGTCCCCGAATGGGGCCTCGGCAGCGGGCTGTTCGTCCGGTCCCTCTCGATCCTCGATGGGGTCGCGTTCGACAAGGCGACCAAGGATCTCGACGACGCGAAGTATGCCGGGCTGTACCTCGCCTATTCGCTGTGCGACGAGGATGGGGTCCGCGTCTTCGACCCCGCGACGGACGTCGACGAGATTTGCTCGAAGGACCCCGAGGTCATCGCGCGACTCTTCCACGAGGCCTTGCACCTGAACCAGGGCGGCAAGGACTCCGACAAGGAACGGGAAAAAAACTGAGGGACCAACCTCTCTTGAGGAAGGCCTTCGAGCTGGCCGAGAGGTTGGGCGGGATGACGGCTTTCGAGTTGATGAACCGGATGACGCTCGAGGAGATCAACCTGTGGGTTGAATACGATAACACCAACGTATCGAAGTCCGACTATCAGTTTGCCGTCGTCGCCGCGAAGCTCGATTGGATCAAGGGCGTCAAGCATCCGGACCCGAAGATTTACCTTCCCGGCGTGAAGCGAAAACGCAAGACACTGGCCGAGTTGAAAGCCCACTTCGACGCCGCGGTGGGCAACTCCGGGAGACTCAGACGTGGCTAAGGGCGAGAGCCGGACAATCAACGCGATCGTCGTCCCGCTCCGGACGGACGTTTCGGGATTCAGCAAGGGCATCGCGGAAGCGAAGAAGGGGACCGAGAAATTCAGCAAGGATGCAACGGGCCATTTCTCCGCGCTGGGGAAGGGCATCCACGACTCCGCGGGGAAGGCCCGATCCGCCCTGGAGGGATTGGGCAAGACCAACCTGGGCATGGTCACGAAGGGCCTCGCCGGCCTCGGGGCCGCGGCCGTCGCCTCGGCCGGTGCGATCGCCGGGCTCGGCTTCAAGCACATCGGGGACCTCGGCAAGGATGCCCTGTCCCTCGGGGTGGGGACCGAGGCGCTATCCCGGCTCCGGGGAGTGGCGAGGGCCACGGGGACGGACGTCAACGACCTCGGCGAATTCATCAGCGGCCTTACCGACAACGTGAACGCCTCGATCGGCAAGTCCACCGAGGCCTCGGCCGCCTTCGCCAAGTTGGGGACCTCGGCCGAAGAGTTGTCGAAGATGACCCCGGACGAGCAGATCAAGCGGCTCAACAAAGGATTCGCCGCGATGCCGAACGACGCGGACAAGGCCAAGGTTGCCATGCAACTGGCCGGCCAGAACGGCGTGAAGATGTTCCGCATGCTCTCCGCAGGGAGCAAGGAATTCGACGACGCTTTCAACAGCGCGCCCATCGTCACGGACGACGAGGTCAGCGAGATTCGCAAGCTCCAGATCGCCATCGACAAGATCACCGCGAGCGTGCAATCCCTGGCGGACACCTTCGTCACGGTACTCGCCCCCAAGATCGCATCCGTGGCCGATGCCCTGGCCGGCTTCGCCTCCAAGTTCGGCATCACGATCAAGGAAGCCTCGAAGCCGATCGCGGCCCTCGCCAAGCCCGCGGCCACGGCGCCCAAGACGGGCGGGCCCGCCAAGCCGGACCCGGTGAATCAGAAGGCCCTCGACGACGCACAGAAGGCCCGCGACGAGGCCAAGCGGCTGCAAGACCTCTACGACAAGCAGACCGAATCCCTCCGCAAGAACCCCGGCAAGATCGTCAACGTCCCGACGCCCAACGGCATGGGACTCCGTCGCAAGGCGACGAACCAGGGTGAGCGCGACAAGCACACCGCGGCGGGGCAGGCATTGGGCGAGGCGAAGTCCAGGGCCGAGCGGCTCACGAACGAGTCCAAGGGCCAGTCGACCGCGATGTCGGACGCCATGCGGCTCAACAAGCAGTTGATGGCCGACGTCGCCGGGCTCAAGCAAGACTACCGCGCGACGATCGAGGGCGGAGGGCAGGACGAGATCCACCGTCGGGTCAATGAGATCAAGGGACTCTCGGGCGGACAGCGGAAAGACCTGATCAATCAGGGCTACCAGGCCCGGGAGGCGGGCAAGTCCTCGGGGCTCCGGGATGAACTCCAGGAGTCCACCAAGCTCCCCGTGGAGAAGCTGGGGGAAGACCTCGCCCGGATCGCCAAGATGGCCAAGCTCGGGCCCGCGAACGGCGGGCTCTCGAAGGTCCAAGCCCTCCGGGCCGCCGCGATGAAGACCCAGGAAGCGGGGGTTGCGGGCGGGCAAGTCCAGTTCGCGGGGGCGACCCAGGCCAACAGCGCAGAGGGGCGGAGTTACCTGTTGAGCCAGATGCAAGGCAAGCCCGAGAACATGCTCGAGACCGCGAAGAAGGGCCTCGAGGCGACCATGCAAGGCAACAGCTACCTGTCCAAGATCGCCGGCGCCCTG